ACCTTAATAATTCAGAAATTACCGTAGATGCTATTCTTACTAAAAAAGGTAGAGAAAAATTGGCATCAGGTGAGGGTCTTAATATTACACAATTTGCGTTGGGTGATGATGAAATTGATTACACGTTATATGAACCAGCCCACCCAAAAGGTTCAGCATATTATGATGCCGCTATAAAAGCAGTACCGATAATAGAAGCCTCTCCAGATGAAACACAAGTATTAAAGTATAAGTTGGTAACATTACCAAAAGGTACTACAAAAATACCTAAAGTTGAATTCGGTGTACCGTCTATATCTGTGAATCAAAACTCAGGACAAGTAACGTTATCACCAACTACATCACCGAGTGGAAATACACAATCTGGTTATACACTAGTATTAGCCAACAAAAACGCGGGTACAATTGTAGGTTCAGGAACAGCAGCAGGAAGTGGTACAGTACCATTATTCTTGGGTGATGAAATAACAGCAACCGCATCGGTAGAACGTGGAACATCATTTACTTTTATTCCAAATCCTAATATTACACAAACAATTAAGACAACAATTACGGTATACGGTAATGAAACGGGTGGATCATCTACTGTACCTGTAACTATTACATATATACAACCAACCTAAAATATAGGATAATTGAAGTATATATTCACATATAAAACAACCAACCTAATAAATGGTAAAACTTATATAGGGGTTCATTCAACTAATATATTGGATGACGGTTATGCTGGGAGTGGTAAAATACTAACACATGCAATAAACCGATATGGTGAATCGAACTTCAAACGAGAAATATTAGATTACTTCGATACCGTTGAAGATGCATATGAACGTGAATCTGAATTAGTTAATGAAGATTGGGTGAGTAAAACTGATACATATAACATAGCATTGGGCGGTCGTGGTGGTGACTTGGGAAATGATGTTAATCTAAAAATATCAAATACAGTAAAAACACAATGGGTGAATGGAAAATATAAGGATGTTGATTATAGTTCAATAATTAAACATAATTATAATACAAACCCAAACAGACGGATTAAATTAAGTGAAAGTTTAAGGAAATATTACAAAACGAATGATAGGTATAACAAGGGAATGAGTCCTAGTAAAGAAACAAAAAACAAACTCAGTAATAAAACATATCCATTTTGGGAATTATTTTACAAAAACATAGATAGAACACTTTTACAGTTTTCTAATAAAGGTATATTTATTAAGGAATGGGATAACATTATTATTGCATCGAACGAATTACAAATAAAACAACGAAAATTATATTCAGCATTAACAAATAAACTTACTAATACTGATTTTATTTGGGAATATAAATAAAAATAGGAAAAAACCATGGCGCGAATCGCAGGTCAAGCAGGATCAAATTTAACCGATGAATTAGCTAAGTATTTATCAACTAATCAAGGTAATTTAACATCTGAACAATTAACTGGTATCATCAACCAATATTTAACAGGTGGTGATAAATTAGGTGCACAAGGTGGTGCCTTGAGCAATGGTATATATAAACGATTCGGTGAATTCGATTTAATTACTGGAAAAGTAGAACTAGTTACTACGGGTATATGGACAGGTGATACAGGTAGTTTATCAGCATTCTATACATCATCGGATCAAACAGCAACAACCTATTACACAAACGTATACAGTACAGACCCATCTGGATCAACAACAGCAGTTGTACAATTTGCAACCGCATATGGTCATAGATATGGTTCGGGTTCGATATCATTAGCCAATGATTCAGATTCAACGTTGTCAACCAAAGCAACATATGCACAATATCGTTCAATTCTATTAGATCAAGACGATTCTAGTTTCACGTTTGTTTCTAGTTCAACAGCTGGTACACATGATTCAGAAGATATTTATGTTATCAACGTTAATAGGGCTCGATACAAGGAACAAATGGATCCAGGTAATTTCGCTCTTACATTAAGTGGTTCAAAAGGTAATTTCACATTTATTGATGACAGTGGTAAGAAATTCTCAAACTCGGTTGGTAAAGCTGGACGAGTGTTTAATATCGTAAGTGGTTCGTTAAACTTAGGTACGGAAACCGCAGCAACAACATCATCTGCATTCGCAGCGAATGGGGAGGGGTATGGTTTATTCTATCCTGACTTAGCAATGTTAGTTCTTAACCCTTCTGCAATCGGTGAAACCGTAGGTGCGGTAAGTGCATCCGATCAAACGGGTATAGGAGATTTATCAGGTAGCATATCAATTGCAGCTGAACAATATAATCAACGAAGATTATTCCATTCTATTAGATTAGGTGCGAGTTTTGTATCTCGAAGAACTGAAAATATATCAACTGCTCATTATTTTGTACGAGCAACTAACAGAGAATTTAATTTCTCAAATAACCCAACATTCGTATCTGGTTCGGATGGTACATTTGCAAATTCAGCATTTGAAACAAATCCACAAACATATATAACAACAATAGGACTGTATAGTGATTCAAATGAATTATTAGCAGTTGCTAAAACATCACAACCAATTGTTAAATCGTTTGATCGTGAGGTGCTTGTCCGGATAAAATTGGATTTTTAGACTAAAAACCCTTAATAAAGGTTAAATTAGATACCGTTTTTAAAAGTTTCTTATACTTATATATGTAAGAAACTTTTATTATGCCAGACAAAATCAAATGCAGGTTATGTGAAAATGAATACGGAATAAAACAATTCGGTATGCATGTTTCCAGAACACACAAAATTCCATACGAAGAATATGCTATAAAATATTGGGAAGATTTACCAAAATGGTCACCATGTGAGATATGTGGTATTATTTGTAAAGATACATATTGTTCAGATGAATGCTTCAGAAAAGGTGCATCCATTCGTCAAAAGGGGAAAAAGAAGCCACCCCGTACAAAAGAACATTGTAATAATTTAAGTAGAGTGGCCCTTGAACGATACAAGAATAAGACAAACCATCCGTTTTATGGTAAAAAACACACAACCGAATCAAAAGAAAAAATGGCAAAATCTCAAACTCAATGGATAGAGGATAACAGACATTGGGCAACGGATACTCATTTATCAGATGAAACTAAACAAAAAATCAGTAATACTAGATTGGAACGAGGTTGTGGTGTTGGTGAAAAAAACGGAATGTTCGGTAAAACACATACTCCAGAATCCATAAAGAAAATATTTAAACATAAACCAATGAACAAACTTGAAAAAAGAGTTGCAGATTGGTTAACAGAACATAATATTGAATATACTTTTCAGTTTTTTATAAATACCGGTGATGTTTGTAAATCATATGATTTTAAATTAAAGGATACCAACATTATACTTGAAGTACATGGTGATTATTGGCATGGCGGTAGTGGGGTATCAAAACATCATTTTGATGTGGTAAACACCATTAAAAACGATAAATTGAAGAAAGAAATAGCATTGGATAACGGTTATGATATAATTGTTATTTGGGAACATGAAATTAAAAAGAATATTAATATATTAGAATCTTATATTTATAATAAAGTAGAGTAAAATGGTAAACGTACATTATAGATGGATTCCTTGTTTTTTCGATGAAACAACGCATGAACTCATGGGCCGTAATTGGTACTATGATATATTAGTTAGTGTCAATGTTTGGGTAGATTCTGAATTATTAGGATTAGATGAATTACCAATATGGGTAGATGTAGATTAAGTTTTATTCTTTTATGATATATATACATAACTGATTAAAACTATGTACAAGCAAATACCATCTTCAAATATTTCGACACGAAGTTTTAAAGTATATAAACAATGGACACTGACTCAATCGGATGTAGCCGTACTAACCGCTACAGCTGAATCGGGTTCTTTTGATGCAGATACATTTACAACTACTGGTGGATATTATATTCACCCGTTATATAATTCAATAAAATCTAAGTATTATCAATCTAATGGTAATGTTATGACACAATTCGGTGTTGTTCGTAATCCAGGTGAATTTACCACTAGTAGAACTTATAGTGATACCGTTCAAATTATAGGTATCCCACAATTACAGTACGGTGAACAGATGAAAAGGGGAACAATTGAATTAACCGACTTAGATAATGTGGTTAGTTATGTTGATGATAGTTGGGGTAATATAGTTAGTGTAGATCCTACCTATTATTTTATATCATATGATACCGAAACGGCAATTATGTTATTTACTGATGGTAGTACTCAATACACTGCAACAGTTTCATATTTTGATGTAAATACTGGTATTGCAATCTTTACTTTGTTTGGTATTACTGATACATATTATGTTGTTCGTATTGATTTTCAAACTAATGAATTAACCACAACGGTTGATTTACTTTTTGAAGGATTGGATTTACAAGCAATACCAAACGGAAATGTATTTTATGATGATGGTTTAATCGTACTTACATCAGAGGTGCCATTTAATAATTATTCATTATCATATAAATCAACTCAAACGATTTATGAAATGGAGGTGTTGATAACGGCTAATAAGGGTGAATTTAATTATTCACAAAACCCAAGTGCGGTAACAGTTACTACGGGATCAGCTGAATATGATTTTGCGGTAACAGGTATTATAAATACAAAACCAGCTGGTGTGGTACGCATAAAGGATATCACAAATATAGCTCAAAAAACAGCATATTATGGAACATTTAATAGTGGTTCATCAGAACTAGCAACGGGTAGTTGGAATGATTACGCAGTATCAGCTAGTATCGACCCAACTGGATCGTATTTAACAACATATATTACTACAATTGGATTGTACGATGGAAGTGGTAGTATGGTGGGTGTTGCGAAGTTACCACAACCGATTAAGAAATTACCTGATCATAATGTAAACCTTATAGTTCGGATTGACCTTTAGTGGTTGTTTTTTGTACTGATTAATCTTCTGTTTTTGTACTGAAATTTTATTTTCTTATACTTATAGTAAAGGAAACTAAACTATGAGAAAAGAAAAAAAATATCATTACATTTACAAAACCACCAACTTATTAAGTGGTAGATATTATATTGGAATGCATAGTTCCAACACTTTAGATGACGGGTATTTAGGAAGTGGTACTTACCTGACATATTCAATTAAAAAATATGGCAAAGAAAATTTTACAAGAGAAATAGTAGAATTTTGCAAAACAAGAAAAGAATTAAAATCTAAAGAAGAAGAAATTGTAACGTTGCAGGAAATTGCAAAGAAAGATTGTATGAATCTTCGAGTCGGTGGACTTGGTGGATATGTAAAATCAACTGATGAAACAATTAAACGAAAAAGAAAAGAAAAACAATATCATTTCATATATAAAACTACTAATTTATTAAGTAGAAAATATTATATCGGAATGCATTCAACTGATAATTTATATGATGGTTACTTAGGTAGTGGTAAACGATTAAGGTATTCAATTAATAAATATGGTAACGAAAATCATGTTCGTGAAATCTTGGAATATTGTAAAACTAGAGAAGAATTAATATCACGTGAAACAGAGATTATAAATCTCAATGAAATAGCTAAAGAAGAATGTATTAATTTAACCGTTGGTGGTCGAGGTAGACCAATCGGATATGGTATCACAGATGATACACGTAAAAAAATGAGTAAATCCCATAAAGGACAACCATCTGGTATGAAAGGCAAAACTCATACTAAAAAAACTCGTAAAAAAATAAGTGAGGGTAATAAAGGTAGACTATTAAGTGAAGAATCACGTAAAAAGATATCAATTTGGAATAAACAGCGTTGGAATGATATATCAGATAGTGATAGGCGATATATGAAATCTAAATTCATACACAACGTACCTCACACCGATGAAGCTAAACAAAAAATGAGTAAAGCTCATATGGGTAAAGAATTAAGTGAAGAACATAAACAAAAAATAAGTAATGCTAATAAAAATCGAAGTGAAGAAACTCGTAGAAAAATAAGTGAGGGTAATAAAGGTAAAAAAACAAGTGATGAGACTAAGTTAAAAATTAGTAAAGCAAATAGTAAACCACAAAAGAAAATCACATGTCCACATTGTAATAAAACAGGTGGTACACCAAATATGAAACGATATCATTTTGATAATTGTAAACATAAAAATAATGATAGAAAAAGTAAATTGGACATATAAGGGTAGAACCATCACTTGTGTAGATGATATGCCAATCAATTCAATGGGTTTCGTATATGAGATTACAACCGAGAATGGTAAGAAATATATAGGACAAAAGACACTATTCAACAGACGTAAACGTAAATTTGGTAAACGAGAATCAGCTAAAGTGACTGATAAACGTAAAAAACTTTATGAGATTATTCATAAGGAGGGTGATTGGAAAACATACACAGGTTCTAATAAAGAATTGAATAAAGATATAGAAAATGGAAAAAAATATACTAAAAAGATTTTATTTTATGCATTTCACAAAAAACAACTCGGTTATTTAGAAACTCGTGAATTATTTACACGAAACGTATTAGAAGATGATTCTAATTACTACAATAGCAACATTTCTGGCAAATTTTATCACAAAGATACAAAACCACTATAATTAAAATTAACATTTGTTAAATTAGGATATGTCAAATAATTGTTGTATCTTAGTACTCTAACACATGAACTATGCTATCTCCAACACAATATACTGGAAATGGTACAACACAATAAACTAGATGTGATACAACAAAAAGAATTATTTTAGAAATTATGGAAGTGTACAAAAATTGGCAAATAAGAGAATCAGATTACGCAGTAGGATATTATGAAGCTTATAACTTAAATGATTGTGATGCTTATATGAAATATGGAAAAAGCGTTGATGTAATAAAGCAAGAAATAAATGATGAAGATGAATAGTCTTTATTGCTACTAACGCCCCTTGTATGGTGGCGTATGGAATGCAATGGAATATGCACTATACAAATTGTTAGCATTAGTACGGATTGATGAAAATTAACAATTATGAAATATACAGAAACAATAGAAGAATTGGAGGATTTA